CCCATGAGGAAGGACAGCGCTGTGGATATTAAAGTAAACATTATTTTTTACTCCCCCATACAATAAAATAAGCAATCCAGCCTGCTGCTAAAAAGCACCAAAACTGCACCCATCTAACCTTTGACAACTCGGCATCAAAGTACTTCTTATCTTCCTTCTCAAGCCGTTCAATCTCGGTCTTGATGTCTATTAGCTTCTGCCACTCTTTAGTGCCGTACTTCTTTACAAAATCTACCCTTAATTTGTACTCCTCATCCGATATTTGTTTACGGTGTTTGTACTCTTCAAGGGCTTTGAATATTGCCCGTTCCTTCTTAAACTCTGCTTCCCTGCGTTCACGGATTCTTGCATTTGCTCGTTCTTTTGCTACATCGACTGCTTCTTTCTGTACTTCTTCAATGTTCTTGCCGATCTCACGACCAGCTTCCCTGCCTGTCTTAATCCCTTCGCTGATCCCCTTGGCACCAGCCGACAACCCCAGTTCGTCTGACATATCTCACTGTTCTTTGCCTCAGAGTGTAGAACCACCAAACGACATATTGGCAACCACGATAGCTACGTGTTGTTCTGGGTTTTCAAGGCTGTGACCGCAATCACTGCACACCTTGGCAGCTAACTCAACTTCGCTAACGTCATACCCGCAATTAGGGCAGTAGATTTCAATCGTATGGCGTGGCTTAAATTCACCGCCGTCCATGGAGTCTTGGATTTCTTTAATCATATTAAGCTTTCATAATGTACGCAAGAGCGTAGTAGGGTGGTAGGTTGGCGTTGGTACCGCTTACACCAGCAGTATTGATAGTAATTCCAGTTGTTACTGTGCTAGTGTCATGCGCTTCGCTTCCTGAAGCATCATATTGATTTACGCCAAGGCCCCTGTTATTTAATATAGGGCCGCCCCATTTATGTAAATGTCCTGGATCGGTAATAGCGTGAGTATGGCTAACAACTACGGCATCCGCAGAACCGCCAGTAGCAGCAACAGCATATGTAGTTCCTGCGCCAACAACAAATCTATCCCGTAAATCAGGCGTTCCGCTAGAGCCGTTACATAATAACCAACCACTTGGTATAGATCCAATTGATCCAGACCATAAAATAATAGCCCCTGAAGGAATGCCGTTAGCTAAAGCAAAAGCAGTGGTAGCTATCTGAGTTGTGTTTGTACCAGGAGCTGCGGTGGGTGCTATTGGAGTACCAGTAAATGTAGGAGAAGCAGACAACACCATATTACCAGTACCAGTAACAGCATTGGCTAAAGTAACACCACCATAACTTAAAGCCGCAGAAAGTGTTAAAGCACCAGCAACACTAAAATTACCAGCAGAACCAGACAATCCATTTACAAAATTAGTACCATCACAATAAACAAGACATGTGGCTCCGTTTGGAATGTTTACACCCGTACCAGAAACGCCGATAACTCGAATGGCAAAACCACCTGTAGTGTTATTAACAATGGTGTAGAGTTTTTCTACAACGGGTGGAATTAAGTCTCTGACCGCACTATTTGTTCCAGTAACTACCAAAACAGCATTACGGGCTTCGTTTGTTATACCATTAAAATTAGTTAAGGTATAATTAGCATCTAACATAGTAATAGACTGCACACCCGTAATAGCCTGTTCAATCAAAGTACCTAGGTTTGTATTGGTGGTTTGCCCCCAAAGACCTGTCTGATCGCCATCCCCCATTAGGGTTAGCTTTAAACTTGGTGAAAATGTACTTGCCATAATTTATCCTTAAGCTGCTGCTACTTCTGTCCAATTAGGTACTTGTACTGGATCAATTAAACTCCAAACATTGACCCTATTTAGTCTAACAACTGTTCTAACGCCAGTCAAATTAACATTGGCGTTTGCAGCAACACTAACGGTTCCCACTACACCAATTGCGCTTACACCTGTAACACTAACATTTGCTCCCGCCGTTACGGTTACATTACCAAGAGTTCCAATAGCCAAAACACCTGTTAATTCAATCGTAACACTCTCAACTATTGAAACGTTACCAATTACGCCTACAGCGCTAACACCCGTTAAATCAACCGTGCATCCAAGACTTAAATCAACCGTGCCAACTACGCCAATTGCATTTACGCCTGTAACATTAACATCAGCACTAGCCGCAGCTTCTACGTTACCTAAAGCGCCAATTGCACTTACACCTGTTAACTCAATCGTAACGCTTTCAACTATTGCAACATTGCCAACTACGCCTACAGCATTAACACCTGTTGGTACAACGTTTCCATCAGCTTGAACTTCTAAAGTTCCAACCGCACCTACTGCGTTTACACCTGTTACATCAAGATTTTGGTCAGTATTAAAACTAACTGTACCAACTACACCTACAGCCGATACTCCAGTAAGCTGAACTGAAATACCAACACTAGCCTCACCTGTATCAGCAAACGGGGCACCAGCATAGGGTGAGAAACCAAAGGTCATTATTAGTCAACCTTAATCTAAACTTGAACCCAAGAAATTGTAGGCTCGTCCCAGCGATACTCTTTACGATTTTCAGGTGTTCCAACATCTGCTGGGTATGGAACTGGAGCATCCCAAAGACAAGTATTTTCGTTTAATACCCAAGAATTATATGGCTTAGGTGGGATAAACGCATCTCTTTGTTCATCATAGGTATAACCAATTCCAGCATAATTTTTGCGAAATGGAGCGCCACCTAACGCATGAACACCACCATGAGTGTTGTAGGAAGTACGCCGATAAATATACCCATCGTGAGCTAGTTCATCTTCACGGTTCTCGTCTTCATCACGTCCTACCGTAACAAAATCAACAACGCCATTTTTTATTCGTGCAAAATGCGCCATAGTATCTCCTATTTAAATGGTTTGCCAGTAATCCATGAAACCAACGAATAACGAGTTCCTTGCGTTACTGGCTTAACTTCATGTAATACATAACTTGGAAACAAGACAACATGGCCTTGTTCTTTTTTCATTACCTCTGGTTTTTCGCTAAGATATAAACACAAATCTCCGCCTTTGTAATCTTTTGGATCAGATAACTGAACTGTAAAAGAAAGTTTACGAATTAAAGACCCTGGTGCTGAATCAATGTGTTTTGAATATTTACCACCAGGAGCCGTATATTTTGTAAATTGAAATCCTTCTGTTGCACCAAATAAATCAAACCTAAAAAACCTGTCGTTTAAATCAGTAATAATATCTGTTACTCTACGATAAGCCCAATCAAGATCATCACTTGGATATAGCCATGCAACCTCAGACTTACGAACGTTTTCTACTTTTCCTCTAGTGGCTGCTTGTTGCTTATTACAAGCATTACCAATTTTAATGATGCGTTCGCATTCTTCTTTAGTAAACGCTTTATCCCAAAACGACCAAGAATGTACAGGATCAAGATTAAAAGCCCAAGCAGGATTAGGCGTTTGTTTTTTCTCTAAAGTTGAGTGGATAGGTATTATTTCAGCAGTATTATTCATGGCGTTCCTTATATAAATGTAACGGTTTCATTAGTTGTTGAAGTTGCAATAACGGTATAAATATTAAAACCACCAGAAGTGCTAGAACTTCGTGTAACACCACTTGAAAATATAGCTGTAACTGTGTCAGGAACTTTAATAATAACCGTCCCTGAGCCTCCTACTCCTCCAGTTGCACCACCACCGCCACCACCGCCAGTATTTACAGAACCAGCAGTTCCGTTTGTGTAAACAAATTCTCCTGAACCACCAGGACCTCCGCCACCTGTACCGCCTGTACCAGCAGTCCCAAACGCACCACCACCTCCGCCGCCAGCACGGGGTACGGAAGAACCTGTAATTGAAGATGCGGTTCCAGCGCCACCAGCACCGCCAATGGATGACACTGCTCCAGCGGGTTGTGCACCTGATACCCCAGCGCTTCCTGTTCCCGTTGCACCGCCGCCGCCACCTGAAGCATAGTAATAATTTGTTGAGCCAGCACCGCCATTACTACCTTGAGATGGTGATGTCAATGGGGTATTACCTGAACCACCAACACCAGCGCCTGGGTCAGTAGCACCACCACCGCCACCCGAACCGCCGTTTGACCCACTCCCAGTAGCAGAGCCACCGCCACCACCGCCATTAGAAGTATTCGTAGAAAACACAGAATTAGAACCTGTAGTTCCCGAAGCAATACCGCTACCAGCTGCACCGCCACCACCTACTGTTACTGTGTAAGCTTTTAATTTAGTTAAGGTTTGTGAAGTAAATGATCTATAACCACCAGCACCGCCGCCGCCAGCTTGTGCAGAGCTATTACCGCCAGCACCACCACCACCACCAGCCACAACAAGGAAATCAGCGCTAAAATTTTCTGAAAATGTAACTGTTTCGGCTGTTGTTGAAGTTGCAGTAACGGTATAAATATTAAAGCCACCAGAAGTACTAGAAGTCTGTGTTACACCGCCTGAGAATGTAGCAGTAAATGTATCAGGAATCTTAATAACTACTATGCCTGAACCACCTGCACCAGCAGATGATGGGTCAGCAGCTCCACCTCCACCTCCACTACCTGTGTTTGTAGAACCTGATACTCCGCTAGTAGATGTTCCGCTACCACCGTCACCACCACCACCAGTGCCTCCAGTACCGCCAGTATTACCAGCACCAGCACCACCACCAGCACGACTTACAGACGAACCAGTAATGGTTGATGCAACACCAACACCACCATTAGCACCAACTAAATAAGCTCCATCATTACCTACTGCGCCTGCTCCACCGCCACCGCCACCACCGTTTACTGCGCCAGCAGCAGCACTACCTCCGTTATAACCTTGATTAGCAGTTCCGCTTCCTACTGTTCCACTTGGATATAAAACAGGGCTGGTTGAATTTGAGTTACCAGCACCACCACCTGAACCACCTGCACCACCATTAGCACCAGCACCGCCATTAAATCCTGATCCACCATAACCACCACCTGTTGAGGTTACAGAACTAAAAACAGAATTAGCTCCTGAAGAACCAGCAGTATTTGCACTAGCTGCAGCTGCACCACCGCCACCTACCGTTACTGTATAAGGAATTCCTGTCTTAATACTTAATGCGGTTTCTGCGGATGCACCACCACCTGATGATTCACCTGTTACAGATGACCTATAGCCACCTGCTCCACCACCACCACCTGCATAACATTGAGAAGTATTGCCACGACCACCACCACCGCCACCAGCAATAACAAGAAAATTGGAGGTTACAGTTGCTGTTTTAAAAAATGTAACCGTTTCAGATGTTGTTGATGTAGCAGTAATTGTATAAATAGTAAAGCCTGATACAGATGTTGATGTTGAATAAGTAACGCCAGCAGAAAATGTAGCTGCTATTGTGTCAGGTGCTTTAATAATGACTATACCGCTACCACCTGCACCACCATTACCTCGAATACCACCATCCTGAAGTCCGCCACCACCGCCACCTGAGCCTGTGTTTGTGCTTCCTGCATCTCCAGTTCCACCACCATTTGTTCCATTACCACCGCCACCTGTTCCACCTGTCCCACCTGATCCACCAACAGTAGCATATCCACCACCGCCACCACCACCAGCACGGGGTACGGCAGAGCCTGTAATAGAAGAAGATAAGCCGTTCCCTCCATTACCGCCTGTTGCAACATCAGGAGATCCTGTGGCATTTCCTCCAACTGCGCTTGCACCGCCACCACCACCACATCCAGAATCACTTCCACTACTAGTTGCAGTTTGAACTCCCCCATCAAAACCTTGAACTGGACTAGCAGTTCTTGCTCCTGCTGCTCCTACCGTTATTGGAGCGGTACTATTCATAGCACCGCCGCCGCCTGAACCACCAGTTTTTCCATTAAATTCAGTAGATGGTGTAATACTTCTTCTAGAACCGCCACCGCCACCACCAGTAGAGGTTATTGTGCTTAATACAGAATTAGAACCTGAAGAACCAGCAGGTGAATTTGATGTATCACCAGTTGTTGAGCCAGCACCACCGCCACCTACTGTTACTGTGTAAGCAACTCCAGTTGCAATAACTAATGACGCTTCAGCAGCGCCACCGCCACCAGTTGTTCCAGCAGAAGTTCTATAACCACCAGCACCACCTCCGCCTCCTGACCCTCTACCACCACCTCCACCACCAGCAATGACAAGATAGTCTATTGTAATTGCGGTACTACCAGCTGTCCAACCAAAAGCCGCTAAAGATGCCGCACCAATTTTAGATAAACGAGGCATGCTTATGCAAATTTAGTTTGAGCTGCAAGGACTGTGAATGTAGCAGTTCCTGTTTTAAATATGACATAAGTGTAAGAATCAATTGAACTTGCATTTCCAGCGGTGGGGGCTGTTCCACCCTGCCATTTAGGCGTTACAGCATTTCCATCAACATTAACAACGGAATTGTAATACGCAGTAGATCCATTAGTAACCAAGAAAGTAACTGATATTGATTCACCAGTAGACATAAGCGTGTCTAAAGAAGTTCCACTAGAACCCCTAAAATTGACTGTAAAGTTACCACTAGCATTGGTTGTATAGTACAAGACTGACTGAGTGGTTACATCATAGTTAATTGTACCTGTTGCAGCCGTTGCCGAAATAGTTGCAACTTCTTTAATATTTGCTGTTTTTACTGCTGCTACACTGGTAGATCCAGAAAAAGTTTGTAAAGCAGTAAATGTGCTTGCTGCGTTTATTACTGCAATATTTGCATTGGCAAGACTATTTGCTCCCGTACCGCCTCGAGCTATTGCTACAGTTCCCGAAGCAATGTTTGATGCGTTGATTGCGGTAAGCGCTACACCATTACCAGAAATAGAAGTAAAAGTTCCAGCATTTGCCGTAAATGATCCGTTAGCATCTCTTGCGACAATGGTTGAGGCACCATTAGCAGACGCAGCGGTTGTACGGGCATTGTCTATGGTTCCAGAAGATATATTGCTGGCGTTAATCGCCGTGAGAGCTACACCGTTTCCTGAAATAGAAGTAAAAGTACCCGTAGTTCCAGTTATTACATTACCAGCAAAAGAACCATTTGCGTCACGAGCCACAATTGTCGAAGCTCCATTAGCACTAGCTGCAGTAGTCCTAGCGTTATCTAAAGTCCCTGTAGTAATTGCTGTAGCGTTAATAGCGGTAAGAGCGGAGCCGTTTCCAGAGAAAGATGTACCCGTTATTGTCCCAGCAGCGAACTCACCAGATGCTCCACGAAGAACAATAGTGCTAGCGCCATTACTAGAAGAAGCGGTAGTTCTCGCATTTGCAATAGTCCCCGAAGAAATGTTGGAGGCATTGATATTTGAGCCGCCAGATAGATCACCAATAACGGCAGCAGTTACGGTATTGGCAGAGAAGTTACCGCCAGAGTCACGCTGAACGATGGTCGAAGCGCCGTTAGCGGAAGCTGCAGAAGTACGAGCGTTAGCTATGGTTCCGCTAGATATATTAGATGCATTAATTGAGTTGATTGCTGAACCGTCACCACTAAAAGCACCAGAAACAGTATTAGCGCCAAAGTTACCCGTTGCATCCCGAAGAACTATTGTGCTTGCGCTATTAGCTGTGTTACCCGTAGTACGAGCGTTATCTAATGTGCCTGAGCTAATGTTTGAGGCATTGATGTTGGTTACAGTAGCTGCATTACCTGAGATATTAGTAAACGATCCTGTAGTTGCAGTTACATTGGTAGAGTTAACGTCAGTTGCCGTAATTGTGTTAGCCGTAAACGAGCCTGTTGAATCCCGCAAAACAATGGTGTTAGCACCATTAGATGAACTAGCTGTTGTCTGAGCATTAGGTAAAGTGCCTGTTGTAATGCTAGACGCATTAATGGCTACGTTAGCTGCATTGGTAAGTTGGCCTTGAGCATTAACTGTAACTTGAGCAACGTTGCCACTATCACCATAAGTAGCGGCTGTAACGGCTGTATTTGAAATACTAAATGTTAAGTTGGAAAGGTTAAGACCTGTACCAGCAGAGTAAATTTGGGAAGTACTAACCTGCGCAAACGTAATATCTGTAGTGCCAAACGTAATTGTGCCTGTTGTATTACATGTATACGTCCGACCAGCGCCTGTATTACCAGACGATACAAAGAAAGTTGAACCTTCTCCTAAATTATCAGGACTAGTCAAACCAAATGTATCGGCATCGGTTGCACGGGTTAATACCCACTGTGCAGAAGCATTACCTGGATTAGTAACTGTATATACACCGTTTTGTACCGCATTAGCCTGTGCATATACCAAAATACGGGCTGTGTTAGATACGCTTACACCATCAACAACAAGAGCGGCATTAGCAGCGTTATTTGTAAGTGTTGCGCCTACGCCATTACTAGCGCCGTTTGGCTGGGCATATACAGCAACCAAAGCTACATCTTCTTCAACTAAAACAGGTTCGTGAAAATGTATACCAGAGGAAACTAAACCGTCTACATACTGTTTGTTTGTAATGTCAGTTGCGTTTGCAGCGTTAGTAGTAATTGTTCCGTTTGTAAGTGTTACCGTTGTAGCTGTTAAGTTAGTGGTGTTGATATTAGTAAACGACACAGTGTTTGTGCCATTACCGCCAATCTCAACTAGGCCTGTAGCATTGTTTAAATAAACCGCTTCTTCGGCTGGTTGAGTAATAAACACCTCAAGACCACTTGCGCCAGCGGTAAAGTTAGTTTTGGTTGGAGCCCCAGCAGAAGATGAAAGAACTGTAGTCCTAGCTAATGTAGCTGGAGACGTAAACGTACCAAGACCAACCTCCCACTCGTCATCATCGCCAGCCGTTAAATTATGGATGGTGTAGTAAACGGTAGAACCATTAGCTATAGCGGCATTAAACGTTTGATAGCCAGGAAATGCACCACCAAGCGTAATACTGCCAGTACCCGAGCTAGAGCTAGTTTCTTTAACCCTATCTTTTAGAATCAAAGCCATAAGGCTCTCCTAATTACGAAGCGGTCAAACGAATAATAGCGTTACTTGCATCCGCAGTTGGGAAGTTCACTGCAAATGTACCATTAGTCGATGTCTTATCACCACCAAAAGCTAATACGCATACAGCAGCGTTTGCTAAATTAGCGTTATAAATCAAAGCGCCATTAGCAGTAATCGTTGCATTTGCCCAAGAGCTATTAGTAAACGAGATAAAAGCTACGTTACCAGTATTTGTTGGGGTTACGCTAACAGACAAAGTATTGCCACCAGCACTGTAGTTACCTGTTGAAGGCACTTCATTACTTGCGGAATATGCAGTTGTATTCTCGTTAATAGTAGCTGAGCTAGTATACAAAGCTAATTTAAACGTGTTTGCTGAAAAATTGTGCTGACCCTCCAAGAGTTGAACCTTGAACGATGTAGCCATTGCTTGGGTAATTGCCATTTTTTGCTCCTAAAAAATTATCTAACAGGTCCAGGTACAGGCAGCCTAAGTTGTCCATCACGGTATGCGCTTCTTCTATCTTTACCATCACCCAATTCTCTGAGTAATGCTAAGGATTCTTGGTACTTCTGTTCGTAATATGTAACTAAATCTTGTTCACCTTTTTGGAAGATGATAGCCTCACGCAACGAACCATACAACAAAACACTTTCAAAATTATCACCCAGCCAAGAAGTACCAGCTGCGTTCTGAATATTATTTACAGGCACTGAGAATCCACTTCCAGTACCCCCTATTGTAGAGGTAGCAGCGCTTAAAGAGTTGCCCACAAGATATAAAAATCCTGGGTTTACTAAAGTCACTGCGGTTACAGAACCACCCGATACAGTAATTGTAGCTGTGCCATTTGAGCCATCACCGCCTGTTAACGCCACATTCTCATATGTACCGTTGGTATAGCCAGAACCGCCTACAATCGTGCCAAAACCAGATAAGCCACCCTGTACAATCGTAACGGGGTAGTAGTAATAATGCAGTTCAGTTTGGTAACTATCATCTGGAGTTGGACCAATAATATAGGTATAGGGTAAAAACTGAGCGTAATACCTAGGGGTGCCAGTATCGGTAGGACTTGGGTATGCTTCACGGATAAAGTTAACGTCTTTATCAATTAAAAATTGCTGACTTCCGTCTGCCAATATGACCGCTAAAGAAAAAGATGCCAAATAGTCCTCGGGAAGGGCTAAGTACTTATCTCCACTGGTAAAAGTACCAATGACGTTCTTACGGATAGCAGGTATTGCAACAGCGTTATAAATACGCTCTTCGCACAGCTGTACAAAGTTAGGAATGTTCTGAACAAATAACTGTTCATTTGACTCCGTATACGCTTGTATAGCTTCAGATAGCTGCTGGAAGTTCATTATGCCATCGGTCCTCTAGCCATTACACCCTTAGTTGCTGCGCCAGTACCACGAATCTTCATCTCACCATGCTTGTTAATTGGTTGATCGTTGTTCTTGGTATATCCGCCTACAGACATATTTACCTGATCTACGCCATTGCCTGGCTTAGTAACAGCAGATTTTACTGTAGTTATTTTCTTACCATCCATTGTGTGCGGTGCAGCATAAACCTCAGCAGGTCCTACTTCCTTGCCGCCTTTTTTCATAGAAAATTTAGCCATTATCGACCCCTTCCAGCAGCTTTTTTGTAGGTAAAGGAAGAAATTTTTTGATTAGCTACTTTAGCTAAGCCACGCCCCATTTTCTTCATGTCGGCATTAGTTTTACCACCTTTAGCCATTTTTTTAACGTCTGTATCTGGATGAGCACCTTTGCCTTTAGCCATATGTTTTTTTAATGCTTCTTTAGTTGTTGCCATTTTCAACTCCTTAAGTTGTCGTTACCGTTACTGTACCAACAATTACTTGTTGTACCAAGTCATTTGGGGTTAATCCTGCATCGGGTCCTCTACTACCCCCTACTGGGTTCCAGCCCCACTGAAACACCCTACTACCCATTTCTGGACTACCAAACCCATCTGGGCCTATACCTGTAATATTAATCTGTAAACCGCTTTGTCCAGATACTAAATAACTTACGTCTGGTCTTGGCTCCCGCACCGCCTGTGGATCATTTACTGGATACAAGCCCAATGACAACTGAGGCTGATCTGGATCCCAACAAGAGGAACATACCTTAACTCTGTACGGCTTTGTCTTTAATATCTGAGTCTTTAATTCCTTAAGTTTATACCGCTGTGCACAACGATCACACTCTGCAATTGCGTATTTACCTGAAGAAAATTTACTTGGCATGGCATCTTAGTTATAGTAGAAAGTATTGCGTGGCACAAACCGAACAGGGGCTTTTTCTCGGTCTTCACTAGACGCCAAGTCCCATTGCTGTTCGTAATCGGCTTTAAGCATTGGGATGCGTCCAGGGTCAACACCAGGAATCTTCATGCTAAGGTAATACGCAAGCCCTGCCACCATGCAGGGTATAAAGCGAAATGGGATGTCTTGGGTACGGATACCACCACCAGCATCTTGAATACGACGCATACGGTAATAAACTAAAGTAAATTGGTTGCCTGGTGGGTTTGGAGTAGGCCAGACATTAATCGAAGGAAGCTGGTTATTAAACACGTTTGCCCCCGTTAAATGGGATACAGCTGTAGTGCCGTTCTGACCACGCCAAGCGTTTAGGATCTGATTCCCTACGATGTTCTGATAGCCAATGGTCTCGTTGTCAATATTGACAAACCCCTGAGTTGGCAAATTAGATGCATTTGCTAGGGTAATAGTTGTGTCATCTGCGTCAATTCCGCCGTTTAGGGTTGTTTGGGCAAGAGAAGAGCTGCCCCCGCTTTGGCGGTTAACCCACATCTGAATAGGGCGCCCCGTGGTGTTTTTATTAGGGATCGTAATATAGGTAGATTCACTAATACGACTTAAATTGATGTCAATCTGATTAGACTGGCTACCATTATTTGTACGAGTCACGGCATCTAGAATATCAATCGTATCCACAGGCAGAGCATAAATAGCCTGTCTTGTGTTCATAACAATTTGACCCTGCTCAACCGTCCAGAGATTAATACCCCGGTTAGCCCATTCAATAGTCAACAGGTTTAAAGACCGCCGTGCAGTCCTAAAATCATATCCAGAACGAACTTCCATACCAACTCGTTCAAACGCCTCCTCAATGAGGTCGTTCATGTCTAAATTAAAAGCTGTGGTACCTGTAGTAGTCATATCTTCCTATACGGTTTTACTTTTGCTTTTATTCCTTTGGGCTGGGGCACGAACTGTTTTCCCTGTGCTTTTCCCGCCCGCTTTGCTCGTGTTGTTGCTGCGTACTCGCTTGGGCTTAACGCTTGTATTGCTTTCTTGGGCAGGTATCTCTCGCCCGTCTCGGACGACTTCTTGCCCGACTTGGTCTGCCAGTCTTGGTCTCCCCAAGATTTTAAAGATTGTTGTGATTTTGCTAAACCACCCCCTGCCATCTTCTTCTTTTTGCTGGCGCAATGAGCCTTCTCCGAGAACCCCTTTGGGCTGTCGCAGTTGATCGACTTTTTGCGCTTGTCTGACCATTTCACTTATAGCCTCCACCAGCTGCTTTGTAGCGTTTAGCCATGAGCTGTGCTTTGCGGGCTGACCATTGTCCTGCGCCAGTACCTTGCACCGCAGCGGCTTTGATACTGTTAAATATCCGTTTACGTAAACCCGGCTTGGTGTAGTTACCTGCCTCGTTTACCTTTGAAACCTTGCCGCCCTCTTTGTACTGGGTAAAGTCGGTATCGTCCCTGCGAGCTTTCTTAACCCCTTTAGGCATTTTAGAAGGATTGATGGCACCCATACCACGGCTGGCTCTCATGCTCTAGTCCTTCCTCTAATTGCTATGCCATCGGCTCGTGAAGATGCCATGCCACCAGTTCTTAAATTATCAGGCTTATCTTTTGTGTGCTTATCAAGAATAGACTGAAATCCTTGGTCAACAGGTTTCTTACTGGTGTTATCAGTAGGATTAGGATTCTGTTTAGCAGGTGTTGCTGGAACAGAAGGGACAGGGTTTACACGCTTGACCATTACACCATGCGCCCTTTAGTTTTACCACGCTGAGCTATACCATCAGCACGACTAGAAGCTGAGGATACCGAACCACCTGATTTGTAGCTAGTAATGCCCGCTTTTTCTCTCATAGACTTAAATAACGCTCCAAGATTTTTATATCCTTTAGTGCCTTTAAAAAAAGATGGTTCTTCACTAGAAGCTTTTTTTGATCCAGTTTTTGTTTCTTTTTTTGATTCTGATTTTGGTGCCGGTTTTGCCGCTGTTTTTGGTTTTGCTTTAGAGTCTTCTGTAGTATATAAATCACCAGTCTCAGTGTTCCGTCGTATTTTAGATTCTTTACCGGTTTCATCCTGTAAAGTACCTGCTACGTAAGCTTTTGCCCTAGCACGAGTGTCGTCATCAATCCCCGGGTTTTGCCCCTGCATTGACTCTATATCACCACCATTTTCAAATTTACGCATCTTTTTCATGTTAGCAAGCCTTTCCCATACCGCCTTTTTTCATAGCGATCATTTTGCCTTTGGTTTTGCCTTTGATCTCAACGCCGCCGCCCTTAGCCATTTTCTTAGCCATACCACCTGATTTCATTTTGCCTTTGCCGTCAGCAGCAAACGCTGGGACTTTGACACCATTTTTCTCAACCATCGGCATACCATTAGACATCTTTATGGGTTTCTTTTTAGCCATAATAGCCATCATTCCTGGATTCATCTTTTTCATGCTACTACCCCTTTTTGAATAAGTTGGTCAATTTTTGCTTCAAGTTTGTTAAAACGTTGGTCAATGTGGACCATAATGCGGTCAATTTCTGCTTGAGTAACATTATCACGAGCTACCTCCTCACGAGTCTTATTTAATAAAATATTAAGGCGTTGAATCTCTGAAGCCTTGTCATGCCCAATATAGGCAAGAACGCCAAGTAAAGCGGTTAGCACTACGTTCCACAGCATCATTTCCATTAGACTATCCGTCCTCTGGTTTTACCTTTAACTGCTATGCCATCAGCACGTTTAGAAGCGGAGGATACCTTACCGCCTTTTTTCATGCTAGTGCCTTTGGCTTCCATTTGTGCTTGCTGTTGAGTTTTTTTACCTGCAGCTACTTCGGCTTCTAGCGCTCTAATTTTTTCGTCTTGTTTTTTACTAGTCTCGCCAGTAACGTTATCTACAAAACTATTAATTGAGTCAGATACCCCAGGAATAACTTGCATACTTCCTATTTGTTTTAATACATTACCTTGATGTTTAATTAAGTCCATAGTTACACCATCCGTCCTTTAGTCTTACCTTTGATCTCGCATCCACCACCACGAATGGTTCCGCCTTCTTTGCAGTTCCAAGCCCGTAAAGACTTGTTGATGCGACTATCTGGGTCGTTAGCGGTTTTAGCGCTGGTTAGCTTTTTCTTCATACCCTTCATACGAGCGCAGAACGAATCACGTCTTGAACCACCTTCTGGCTGTGGGCGCTTAAGTCCAGGCTTGCCAGGGTTGGCAGCGTTATAGGAGGCTCGCCCCTTAGCATTTAAGCCACCTTCAGGGTTCTTACCCTCTTTGCGAGTCCATGCAGGGGATTTAGCCATAAAATACTGTAATTGAAGCATTAGCTGGTAAGTCTAAATACAAACCATCAGTAAAACGAATACCCTCACCAGGTATTAGTGTAGAGATAACAGCTGTATTTGTAGTAATGTTTACTTTTAAACGCTCAGTCCCTGTAGCAGAATTAGCTGCAGTGTCGTAAAACTTAATTTCACCAGCAACACCACCAGAGGCTAATTGATACGCTTTAACCCTAAGTGGTCCTATAACAGCTTGAAGGTCTCCATCCGCATGTACTGCTAAAACGTCATATTGCATACCCATTTTAATTCTCCTGGTCTGTCTGTTGAGTAGCGAGTTTGGCTTTTAACTCTTCAATTTGCTTAGCCTGCATCGCTACTATACCCATAACATGGTCTCTTTGAGATTCCAGAAGCCCAAGCATTACCTGAACTTCTGGGTCTTTATGAGTCAACATTAGGCAGCACGAGTAACCAACTTCCAAACTGGACTTGTAATAACGCCTGTTTGGAGATAGAGGTTCCCAGCGGTGCTATCAATATACATAGAACCGATGCCAGCAAAGTTATCACCAGTGGTGCCATCAACAGGAGCACCTGTATTAACCATAACTACAACGTCATCTTCCATACGGATATTAGCTTTAGTGTAAGGAATAACTCCAGAAGGGCCGCCAGCATCAGCTACAGGGTCTTGCATCTTTAAGTCAATACCATATTCAAAGCCAGAACCAGCTGTGGTTTGAGCCATTGCAACACCAAAAGCGCAACGAGCGGTAGTTACACCAGAATCGCCATCCATAAATGCCATAACAGCAGCATCGCCTGACAGGGTATTGGTATTAATCGTACCCATTACACCAGCCATTAAGCCAAAGTTAGCATATGTACCAATAACTGCAAACTCACCTACTGCACCAGCCATGTGGTTAAAAGTAGTAGAAGGAGCTACAGCGAAAGGAGCGCCACACTGGACACGTCCAAATACAGAGAAAGCCTCGCCAGGAGTTTCATAAGCACTTGAACCAAAACCTGTGGTTGGCATTACACGAGAATAGAAGCCAGAAGCTGCTGTTCCCTCATCGACCGAAATTACGGTTCCTGAATTAATAGTGGTAGGAGTTAAGGGTTGTTGTGCGCTTGCGTCTCCGCCTTGATAACCAGCCCGCACTGGGCCTGAAAAAGTAGTTCTTGCCATTTTAAATTGTCCTTCATACAAAGTTCAGCTTATCAATCGTGTATGCGTCTGCTGGGGCAGTTTGATAAGCGATTTACCCAGATGTTTAAATCTTACTACAAACAAATAAAAAAGGGGAGTTTTTAGCCCCCCTTTTCTTTATTACATTACGCTCCTGGCGAACCAAACATTCCTAATGGATCCGAGAATCCGAAGGAATAACGCTCACGAGACTTGTAACGTACGTTACCGGTGTCAAAGTCACCGTCCATGCTGTTTTGCAATGGGGTACGAACAAAGTGCTTCATGCCGTTTGGAACATCAGTGCACAAGAACCAAGCATTTGGGTCGGTCAGATAGTTATTAACTGTATAACCTTCTGGGATCGAACCATTGTTCTTTAACGCATTGATGTCGTTATCCGCTGTACCAACACGAAGTTCGGTTTCTAGCAAACGAGTTGCCACGAACTGTAGTGCGGGTGGAACGATTAACTTACGTGGCTTAGCAGCGATCAACAGACCACGTTCATCTGTCCAAGCAGCGATCTGAATAACAGCGGCTTCCAAGGAAGTTTCGTTAAGATCCGCTGGAACAGTAGGCTCGTTTGAGTTAGTTCCGCCAGAGACTAGTGGGTGGTCAGTAGCAAATAAAGCTACGCCATCACCGCCTGGAAAACTAGCGCTAAAGCCATTGTTTAACACAGAAGCAGCACGAACTTGCTTGGTATACGCCATGGAACGAGCTAACGCCTTGGTATAACGAGCTGATAGGCTGTCATACAAGTTATCTTCAATAGCTTCTTCAGTTAAGCTGAAGCCTTGAGCGATCGTTACGTGGGTATAGCGAGCTGTGAAAGCCTCTTGTGCGTTGTCATAAGCAATTGGACTGCCTTCGTTTTTAACGGCGGCGGCACTAAAGCCAGACAACTTGGTTTCTTCTTCGAACGAACGTTCAGAGGTCTCTGTTTCATAGATCTCTTTATGTTGTTCACCATAAGTCGCATACTCCAAACCGAACAAAGCGTTCAAGCCTGGGAGGAGCTCTTTAAGTAGTTGGGCACGAGAAATAGCCATTTTTAAGCTCCTTAAGCGGCGTAATCAATACCCGTTGTACGGAGTATTTGTGGGTTGTTTAACTTCACTACTACTTCAGTGAAGGCCGTTGCGTTAGTCGCAGTTTCAGGTACAACAGAAACAACTCGAACTGGCAGAGTTGCTGCGTTGCCTTCGTTGTTAGTAGGAACAAGAACGCCTGTGCCAGAGTTACCAGTAGTTGTATTACCAGTACCTAGGTCAATTGCCATGTTAATACCTACAACGCTACGATTAACAGTAGTTACAACGCTGTTTGCAAATACAACAGCTACTTTAAAAGCAGCCATAGGATCATCAACAACATAAGCCACAGCCGAAGTAGCAGCAGCATTACCTGGGTAATATTGCGCTTGAACGGTTTGACCTTGACTATTTACATACTGAACACCAACAAATACACCATAAGTGTAGTTAGCAGGGGTAGTTGTAGAGTCGTTTGTAACACCAGATTTTTCAATAGTTCCACCATCGACTACAGCCACAATATCCCCGTTAAAAATCGCAGTGTTATAAGTACTTGCGATTGGTAATTGACGGGTTGCACCAGCGTAGGGTTTACCATCTACGCTGTTGATTGCGACTAGTCCATATGGAGCTGAAACGCTTGGATAAGCCATTTTTATACTCCTAAATTAAAATTAACCTTTACCAAAGCTCGTCGTGGATTTTCGCTCATTAAAGAGTGGCATCCGTGGGTCACTTTGGCGCATAAGAGTGTTGTCTACAGCCACCATTTGAGCTTCTGCTTGGTCAGAGTAATGTTTATTACGCTGCGCAACAAACTCTTCAGGGGTTTTGCAAAGCAACAACCCGCCAATCTCAATGTTGTCCTTAAAGCGACTATTGGGATCGACTAGCATTTGAAACTTCGGTTGTTCTTCAATCCGTACTGGTTCCCAACCTTCTCTAAGTTTTGCTGAGAGATTACGGGGGTCCGATTGATTCAAAGAAGAAACACGAATCCATCTATATTTATACCCAGCCTGTTTGTCGGGCTCAGGGAGTAATTCAGGTGGAGCCCAATGCGTGGGGCGCTCTACCTCAACTCGGGTATCTAATTCACGGGTCAGTCTGTTTTCAGCCATTTGAAGCCTCCAATTTTTGTTGTTCACGGGCGTACACTTCGGGGGTCAGGCCAAATTTCTTAATAATGGCCATCTGTGACTGCTTTAACCGTACCTGTTTGGAGGACGTTGAGCGGGTCGCCGGAGCTACAACCGTACTAGGCTTTGCTTTGGGCGCCGTTTGGGGCTCCTGATCTGACTCAGCCTGACTACCTTCTTCCATCGTATCAAAATACTCTGGAAATTTTTTACGCATTGTTTTGTCAATGTGTTTGAAGTACTGGTCACTACCTACGACTTTTGGGCCATACTCATCAACCAATTCTTCATGTACCCCTACAGCAAAATTGGACATGGCTTTTTTGGAACCGTACCAAGGATTTTCATCCAGCCAAGATTGCGTTTTGGGGTCAACCTTGGGTTGTTGCTGCGATTGGGGTATTTGTACATCATTTTCTTCGCTTTGTAAAGCACTAGGTTTAAATTGTTTTGCCTGCTGTGCTTTATATGTTGCTTCAGAAAGAGCGGTTTGTGACTCAACGATGCGATCTGAATCGCCGGACTCAAGCGCTTCTTTGTACTCCCGCTTAGCCATGGCTAATGTAGTATCGGCAGCGTTTTGTACAGTCTCAATATAAGTTTTCTCACCCGCACTATATTGTGCTTTGAGTTGTTTATTCTCATTATTGAGCCTATCTAAAGCTTCAAAAGCCGCTTGACGCTCACGCAAAGCAGCCTCTTTCTCACGGCGCTCGTCATTCCAGACCTTCTTATATTGCTTAATCCGCTCTTTTTGAGCCTTGGGATCTAGGTCTTCTGCGTCTTCATCAGCATTTTCTAGCTTCTGAACAACCTCTTTAGGCATCGGCTTTTGGTTCCGGTCCTCTGGAGGAGTGTCATCTTCAATGATAATTTCTACGTCCTCTGCCGTAGCTTCTAAGGGTTTACCCTTATCTTCTTGCTCATCGGGGAATGTAAATTGCTCCCCTTCAAATTTTGGTAAAGGCATGATTTAGCTCCTATATAAATTTACGGGATATGCCACGAGGATCCTGAACAACGGCTTCAACTGAGTCGTCATTAATAATCCTAAACTCCCGTCCATGTATTACTAGGCGGGTGCCAGCATTCGGTCTAACTAATACAAAGTCACCTTCTCTGCACCAGGGTCCGCTTGGGAAGCGAGTCGTGTCTTTGTAGCAGTCCGGTCCAAGATGTACTACAAATAAGACCGTAGTTAGAATCTCATCTTTTTTAAGTAGATCGTCCGGTTTAACTAATTCAGAGCCTTCAAATGTCTGTTCTACTTCAGGGATTGCACATAATATGCGATAGCCAGAGGGTATCGGAAGCTGGCGAGCTTTCTCTTCAACCTTCTTAGCAAAGTCTACTGCACCCACAATTTGTGGATTACCGGGGTTTGTACCGATAAGGATTTCACTCATCAGAGTTCTCCATTTTTTGTTTCAGGTCTAATATTTCCTGCCGTGCAATGAGCAGACCGTGTATCTCACCACACATTCTTTGGTAATCAGAAAAGTCCTTTGCTTGTCCAGACGCAATCCAATCCCGTTTAGCTATTACTTCTTTATCTAGGTTTTGTACTAGAACATCTGCAGCGTCCATTACTCTCCTTTGCGTTGTTGTTGCATCTGAGCCTTGGATTTGGCCAAGTCAATGCCTAATTTAGCGCCCATCTCCGTCTCTTTTGACTGACGGTTCTTGGCATCCTCATTTACTTTAATTTGCGCATTCATACCAGCGATCTTCTCTTGGGACTCTATGCGGTCACGCTCAATCTGAAGCTGATCGGCTTTAGCAGCGGCATCAGTAGCCAACTTCTTACTCTTAAGCTCCAACTCACCTTGTTTAAGCTGCAACTCTTGTTGTTGCATCTGGATGATTGGATCTTGCTGAGCTTGTTGTGCTTGCTGCGCCCGTACCTCGTTAGTGTCTCGCTGTAATAGCGCTTGCGAAGCTCTAGCCGCCATCTGAGATATGCGAACCTCAAGTTCTTGTGGCATAGCTTTTGCGTCGTCATCTTGCTCATCTGGATGGAACGGCAACTCCATACCCATTTCCATTTCCATTTGCTTGCGATACTCATAAGCAACGTGCTCATTGACGTGCGCCATCATTGCAGCTTGCATAGCCTGCGCTTGGGGGTTCTGGCCCACTAACTGCATGATTTTTGGATCTTGCATAGCAGCCATATGCACACCGATGTGCGCTTGATGGTCTTGGTAATAAAACGCCTTGACTGGTTTCATCATCAAAATGTTCTGGTTCTCGGTGATGGGGTCTTCGGGTTTCTGATCTTCTGGTAACTTAACTAACTGTTGAGCATTCTTAATACCCAACACATCTAACATCTGACGATGTAGTTTTGGCAAGTTATATATCTGTGGTGCGCCTTGAGCTAGCTGTAGTACCGCTTGGTATTGCGTAATCTTCTGCGCCATTGTTGCGGCGTTTGGATCAGATACTGGAATGACGTCAATGTTGTCGTAGTCAGACTTTTTCGCTCTTGGCGTGCCTTCTACTGGCTCATAGGTATAAGTATCTGGAGTGTAATCACGAATGATGTCACGAAGTAACTTGAGCTCCTCTTTAA